GGCAAAATACGCTGGATGCTTCGGCGAGAGGAGCAGCTCTACTGGGCTGACACAAAAGACGAACTAATTGAGCGTTTTAACTTAAAAACAGTAGAAGAGCGCCGAGAACCAAAGTCTGTAACCTTTATTGCCAGTACAATTTACGATAACAAAGTTCTTCTCGAAAAGAACCCAGAATATCTTGCAAACCTTAAAGCACTTGCGACAGTAGAAAGAGAAAGGCTCTTAAATGGCAACTGGAAAATTAAACCCGCCGCAGGCTTATTCTTTAAGAGAACGCAACTTGGAAACATACTTCAAACGGTGCCTGCCGATGTGGACAGATGGTGCAGGGCGTGGGATTTGGCCGCAACGTCAGAAGATGAAGGCGGCGAACCAGCATACACGGCTGGCGTTCTTATTGGTAGGCGGAAAAATGGACGCTACGTTGTTGCTGATGTCATCAATGTGCGCTTATCGGCTTCGGAAGTTCGCAATACAATCAGACATACGGCAAGTTCTGACATCGCAAAATATAAACGGTGCAGAGTAAGACTTCCGCAAGACCCAGGACAGGCGGGAAAAGAACAAGCACAAAGTTATATCAAAATGCTTGCAGGCTTTGATGTTATAGCAAAACCCGAAAGCGGTAGCAAGGAAACAAGAGCGGAACCTGTCGCGGCACAATGGCAAGCAGGAAACTTTGATATAGTCGCGGGAGACTGGAACGAAGCATATTTGTCACAACTCGAAAGTTTTCCGATGAGTAAGTTCAAAGATATGGTGGATGCCACAAGCAACGCCTTTTCCGAACTCTCAAACGTATTCGACATCACGTCGCTCATCACTTAATCATTACAAGAAGGAGGTAAACGAAAAATGCAGTTAACCGATGAGAATAAAGAAAAACTGTCCAAACTGAAAGAAGGCGGCAGGCAACTCGCCGCTGTAAGCGAAAACGCCGAAAGAAAACCTTTTAGAGCGGACGGCTATGTAAATATGCTCAACAAATACGGCACGGCGCAGGACAACTCGCTCGCATACAATTATGCGGCGGAAACAATGGTTCCTGACGAAACGCTCACGGTTCACTACGAAAGCAACGGGCTTTTTTCCAAAATTATTGATATTCCAGCGCAAGAGGCTGTTAAGAAAGGTTTTCGCCTCAACATAGAAGACGAGAACGTTGAGAAATACATACAAAAGCGTGTTTGCGAAGCAGGTTGGGTAACAAGAGCGGAGCAAGCGTTGAAGTGGTCAAGGCTTTACGGTGGGGCTATTGGCGTTATGGTGTTAGATGACGGTAGCGATGATTTGGCACTGCCCGTAAACTGGAAAAAGGTAAAAAGAATAGAGGAAATCATCATCTACGATAGGTCGTGTGTAACGCCTGACTATTATTCGTTATATCGTGGGTATGGTAGCAACGTAGAGAATAAAACCAACCGTTCAAAGTTTAGAGAGCCGCAGTTTTACAACGTTTTCAGTATATATGGCAATTTCAGGGTACACGAAAGTCGCTGTCTTGTGTTCAAGAATGGCGTAATGCCTGAAAAAGCCTCGTCTATGGAATATAGATTTTGGGGCGCTCCCGAATATGCGCGTATAAAGCGAGAATTAAGAGAAGCGATAACTGCTCACGGGTATTCCATAAGATTGTTGGAACGTTGCGTTCAGGCAGTGTACAAGATGTCTAATCTTTCGCAACTGCTTGCAACGGATGAAGGCGAAGGTCAAGTTTTGAGACGTTTACAGGCAATAGACACTGCTCGTAGCATTATGAACAGCATTACGATAGACTCCGACGGCGAGGATTATGATTTTCGCTCAATATCCCTTACGGGCGTTAAGGAAGTTATTGAATCGGCCTGCAATATGCTTTCGGCTGTTACGGAAATTCCGCAAACAAAATTGTTTGGTCGCGCCCCTGCGGGGATGAACGCTACTGGTGAAAGCGACCTTGAAAACTACTACAACTTCGTAGATAAAATTCGAGAAATGCAGTTAAAGGATAACCTGTGTTCTTTAATCGACATCGTAATTCAGATAGGCGTAAATAAGGGCGAACTTACTGGCAAGCCTGAATACGAGTTAGAGTTCGACTCCTTGTGGAACGAGTCTGAAATCGACAAAGCAAACGTAGAACAGGTCAAGGCAACCACCGAGCAAACGAAAGCACAGACAGCGCAAATCTATATGGATATGGGCGTTCTCGACCCTGCGGAAATACGAAAAGGTCTGAAAGAAGAAGGTAAGTATAACATTGAAGACGAAGTCTTGCCCGAACAGCCTAATCCGCTTGCTGACTTGATTGCGCAACAGCCAAAAGTTCCTATGCAAAAAGACAGTAGAATGGACGGCGAAGACGCCTACGGTGGGGCAACGGGTGTTGGCGTTCTCGTAGTTAAAGACGGTAAAGTCCTTGTTGGCACTCGTTCTGATAACGGTTTGGTGTGCGGTCCGGGCGGGAATATCGAAAACTGGGAAGATGCGCTTGGTGCGGCTCAAAGAGAGACGGAAGAAGAGTTTGGTATCATAGTAGATAAACTGTTCCCCTTGGGACTTGTGGACGATATGCAAGAAGAATACGGTAAATCGTTCATATTCTTAACAGACGAGTATAGCGGGGTTCCAAACACGGACACAACCGAAATGAGAGACCTGCGCTTTGAAGAACTGGGCGACCTGAAAACCTCGGAAATGTTCATTCCATTCGGCAAATCACTTGATTTACTTATGTTGCAACTTGGCAAAGCCAAAGCAGAATAATTGTAGCGCAATCCACAGTAATAGGTTATTTCTGTGGCGAAAATACCGCTTATAAGTTATTTTTGTAGCAATTATTATTAGAAAATGATGCTATAACAAAACAATGAAAAATCGGTAAATCTTAAAAATTTATAATGCAAACATTTATTTCTGCTACGGAAATATTGCCAAAACCTGTATATCTGCGGAATAAATGCAACAAAGTAAATAAAAGTAAATTAAAGTAAATTAAATTAAAAATATACTAACGTATATTTATGTCAAAAACGGAGATTAGGCTTGCGCCTTTTCTTCGTTTTTTTGTCGTAATAAGACAGGAGGTATTATGCAGAGCAAAGAAACTATCAAAGTTTACATTGACTACCGAAACGGAGAAACGGTGTGTATCTGCAAACGCTCTAACAAGTTGTGCGATAAGCATTGCGTTAAAGATGTCGTGGAACGTGATAAGTTCAGAGGTTGGCAAAAGACCTTCAAGGTGAATCGTTACGGCAAGTCGCAACTTGATAGAGAAATGCAGGACGACGATTAGCGGGGTGGCTGAATTGAACGACATTGAAAGCAGGAAAGCATTGCAGGCTGAATTAAAGAAAAAGTTCAGGGGGCGAAAGTACGTTAAAAGCAAAGTTCACGCAAGATATAAAGAAAATCTCGAAAGAGAGTATCAGCGCATAATAAACGCATATTTTGCTCTTTTGGCTTTGACAATAAAAACACACATAAAAAACATTTTCGCAGCCCCTACGTTCAATCAGGACGGTAAAACAACATTTAGGACTGATGATAGGAAAACAGACTTTCTGAATTACATCAAAAGTGCGTTTAGGGCAGCGGAGAAAGACCTTAAAAAGAAAGAGCAAGATTTCGGCTTGGCGAAGAAAATAAAGAAGATTGCGGAGATAGACGAAAAACTATCTATCAGCGAGTGGAAACGGGTTGTAAAAAAAACACTGGGGCTTGATATTCGTTCGGATTATTATTCGGGCGAGTTTTATCGGTCTCAAATGCAAAGGTGGTCGGAAGAAAACGCCGACCTTATAAGCACGCTTCCAAACGACGCTCTTTCAGAAATGCAGAATATCGTAGAAGACGGATTTCTTAACGGAAGAAGTCGTAGGGATATTACAAAAGATATGCAAAATCGTTTTGGGGTGTCGCGCAATAAAGCAAGGTTTTGGGCAACGGACCAGTTATCAAAACTAACGGCGGACATTACGCAACAACAACAAACGGACTGCGGCGTTGAAGAATATGAGTGGAGTACATCGGGCGACCAGCGTGTAAGACAAAGGCATAGAGAACTCGACGGGAAGCGGTTCCGTTGGGATAATCCACCGATAGTGGATGAAAAGACGGGGCGTAGAGCGCATCCCGGTCAAGATTATAGGTGCAGGTGCGTTGCTATACCTATATTCAATCTTGAAACGATTGATTTGCCCGTAACTGTCACAACAAACAAGACAAGGAGGTAGGTATGAATAAAGTTGCTTATCAAATCAGTAAACAGATACAGCAAGAGTCAGCAAAAGTCGAAGGTTATATCGAAAACATTGAGGAACTCGTCAAAAGCGGTGAACAAAATGCCGTTGAAACAGTTCAGTTGTTTGAAGATATGATTATAGACAGCATAGACCACTTGCAGAAATTAACGGTTGCTTTAACAAATTGCTTCTTTCAAGAGAAGGAAAAGGAGGGCGAAAGTAAATGAACGAAGCACCCAAATTAAAAAACGTGTATAGGCTTGACAATGTTCCCGTTGGAGAGACCTATTACACCGAAGAAGGTTTCTTAATAGACCATCCGATAGTCACGACGGTTGGTATATTCGAGTATAGAAATGCCGATGGTTCGATTCGGCGCGAGTTGAGATTGCCAGAGGAAGTGTTTTCCAACGACAGTTTGGCATCGTACAAAGGTAAGCCTGTTATCGTAACTCACAATGCGCAGATTGTGACGAAAGATAACGTTGAGGCGGAAGGTATCGGAACTATGATGTCAGACGGTTATAGGGACGGCGACAATGTAAGGGTAGAGATTGTTATACACGACACCGACAAAATGAAAGAGTGCGGTATGAGGGAGTTGTCTCTCGGTTATAATCTCGACCTTGACGAAACGCCGGGAGAGTGGAACGGAAGACCTTACGACGCAATCCAGCGAAACATAAGAGTGAACCATTTGGCACTTGTATCAGCCGCAAGAGCGGGAGAAAACGCTCGTCTTAATGTAGACGGAAAAGAATATTTAACAGGAGGTCCAGAAATGGAAGGAAACAAAACGAACAGCGCATTGTCGCCAGAAGAAATGGAACAAGCGGTAGCAGACTTCATTAAAAAGAAAGCCGAAGCCGCAAACGCCGTTTCCGCAGATGATGATGCAACGAAACAGGCTACTGCAACGGACAATGACAATGCTCCTGCGGTAGTCGAGGAAACAGTCAAAGCAAACGAAGACGAAGATGTTGTTCAAGGCGTTAAAGACCGTCGTGACAGGCGTGACGCTGAAAACGCACCCGAATCGTTGGATTCTGCGTGTGAGGTTATCTCGCAGCAGGACGCGGACATCGGTTCCTTGCTTGAAGTTATCGAAAAGTTAAAGGCGGAAAAAGACTTTAACGCGGCAAATGCCGACGGCGACGAAACAAACAAGGGCGAACAGGCAAAAGC